TATTATAATACTAATTATATAATATAAGTATTAAATTATTAATTAAACAATGGATAATATAATACTTATACTCTTATATCAATTTTAACATTTCCTTAACAAATAACTTATAAATATTTACAATTGTTTGCAATTGTTTACATATCTTTAGGATCTATTAATAACCAAAATCAAAACATTATGCAACACTTAAGCAACTTTCTTTTGTTATTCCAATTAGTCTTATTCGTTCTAATCTTAGGGAATATGGCTAAATTATTAACTGACTATTTATTAACTAAAATTAAATAACATGACACACATTACACTTTTAGAACTTATCAGCCTATTTATTGGCGGCATCTTAGTTTATACCCTTGCGTTAACAATATGGCAAGAGTTAACCAATTACAAAAAATAATCTTTAACACTACAAACACAAACACAATGGAAAACATTTTAGACGCAACCCCAAAGGCTACATTTTACCTCAATGAATTGAGTTGTGAATTAGCCGAGTTATTTATTCAGCATACCTACGAACACACAACGCAACCCATTTGGGAACATTGTGAAAATGGTGATATGATTTATACCGACTTTGTACAAGATGATTTTAATAACATATTAGATAAAATAGAAACATATCTACAAAATACCAAACTAAACAAATAAACCTTAACACAATGACAAACACACAAACACAAACAGAAACAAAAGAATTTAAGGTACAAGTTGACCAACTTTGTACAATTTGGACATCTAGCATAAAAATAATTGAGGCAACCACACAAGAGGAGGCCGACAAATTAGCCATTGATATGTACCACAAAGGCGAACTATTCGAAAACCTTACCGACTTTGTCTATGTTTACGACTCATTAAGAGAAATGGACGAAATAGATATAATTAACGAGCAAGGGAATACAATTTTAAAAACACATTAACAAACCTTATAAACTTAACACAATGACAAAAAAACCATTAACAGCAAAAAAGCTACTTGACTTTTTAATCGAATTAAACGAAAATGGAGAGGATTTAAATAAAATACATTTATTGTATAGATATGATAGGGACAGCGACGAGGAATTAATATATGAAGCGGAGGAGGATTTGTACGACATGGAAACAAACTCAATACTTGAAACAATCATGTTTTTAACAAACGGGGAGGAATTATAAAACATCTATTTAAACACTACAAAATACAAACACAATGAAAACAAAATTTAACAACAGCGAATTAACACACGTTTGGGCGAACCAAACTCAAACACATGGCAAAGGCTCAAACATGTTTTTTGAATATGATAGTATTTATTCGTACGGCTATCATTTCAAATTGGCTCAACACATTACCAACAAGCAAGGGGAAAAGTGTGTATTTTTTAACGATAGGCACTATTCAAACTCAACAAGCAAACAACAAGCACTCGTTTACAGGTCAATACCCGCAAATATTCAGTTTTTTAAGGTACAAAGTTTTTTTAATGATATTGAAACATCAACAACCGCACATTTAGAGAACTTAAAAAGTTATTTAGAATACGCAAAGGGTAGTCAACAAAAGACAATATATGCAACCAAATTAAAAAATGGCTATATAAGTCAAACAAAAATAGCCATTGACGTATTTGATAAATATGTAAAATTTTTTGATTTAGCTCAATTATTGTGGGAATATCCAACATTGCAAAACAAATACGCTGAATTAAATAATTGGCTTTTTGAATATCAAGAGTCAAAAGAGTTTAAGCAATGGCAAATAAAACAAGATGAGAACAAAAAGAAAGCGGAGGCAAAGGCACTAATTGAAGCAAAGGAAAAAATTGAGGCTTTTCGTCAGTTTAAAATATCATCTATTTATGCAAATTTGGGGCACTATCTATTAAGATACAATAAAGAAACGGACAATATTGAGACAAGCGGAGGGGTAAAAATGTCAAAAGACTTGTTTTTGTCAGCTTATCAACGTCTAATTAATAACGAACTTTTAAGAGGTCAGCATGTCGATAGATATACATTTAACGGAGTAGATGGCGATATCGTATCGGTAGGCTGTCATAAAATACCCATGACTGAAATAAATAGTATTGTGGCTGTTTTGTAGGGTTAACTGATGAGCTGTTAAATTCAGCGAAATAAGAGCCCATTAATTTGGGCTTTTATATTAACCAAAACAAAAGACAATGTTTACAAGGATTAACAATGACACAAACGGAAACCCACGTTATGTAGTTCACTTTTTGCAATTAGCTGACACATACGCAAGAGCTCTTTTTTTAGCTCGTCAATTAGGAGGGCGTAAGTTTCACAATAAGCAATTTGGCGGAGGTATTGCGTTTCAATCTTACAATACTGACCAATTAGCCGAAAGGATAGCAAAAATAAAAGAGGCGGAGTATTTGGCAAAATAAGACGAAATAAGACACTAAAAATACAAAACTATGTAAGTACCTTACCAACATATTAAACAAGCTAGAAACGGCTTAAAATAGCGTTTAAATTGATTTTAGTCAATAGGTCAATATATGGCATAAAATATCCATGTTTGAACATTGATTGACTATGCAACTAAATTTCAGTTGCACCCAAAAACCTGCCAAAAACCCTATGCAAAAACTCCCCAAAAACCCCACAAAAATCTGTTACGCAAAAATCCAGCAAAAATCTTTTATGATTTCCTTAACAAAAAACCTGCTAAAAACTTTAAATATATCCAAAAACTTCCTAATTTTACACTCAACACAAACAAAACAAAAAACCCATGCACGAATTAATCACACTCAGCTACCAGATGAAGTGCGGTATTACTGGCACAGTCATCGACAAAGGCGAACAAGCCTATTACAATCATCAGACAAAAACCTGCATTCATCCTGTAGAATACGAAAGGAACATGAGCCAGGTTAAGATTGGTGATCCAAAAACCTACTTTACAAGACTCCAAAAACTTAATAAGTAATGCCATTCTCAACTTGCTGTGGAGCACATACCAATTATCCTGAAATAGATATTTGTCCTGACTGCTTAGAACATTGCGATTGGGAAGAGGATGAAGAAGAAGAAACTATTATTAAACAATAAAACATACAACACATGAAATTCGAATTTGTACAAGACACAGACTTAATTTTAGGTAGTACAATGTACTACACAAAGCAAGAAGGTATCATCATTAGTGGATCATTTAACAAGGATAAGGATGAAGCTTATGCCATCTTTGAAAAGCTAAGTAATGGTATCCCATTAAGGATTACAGAAGTCCTAGAAACAAAAATCTATCAAAAACCCTCGCAAGAGTAAAAACCAAACCAATGCTGAAACTAACCCTCGAACAAAAGAAAAAAGGTATCAAAGAAGAGTTTACCTATGTAAACAGTAACGGAAGAATGTCAAAACAATACACCTACAAAGGGATGTTTATAACATGGGATAACCAAATCCTACATGGCAAATGGTATTACTGGAGAGCAAGTTATTACGCTTCTTTAGATGCAGCAGTTCAAGGAATAGACAGACATATCAATCACTTTAAAAACACAAACAAATGCTAGAGATTACAGATTACAAAAGCCTATTTAAGTATGGCGACATGAAGAAGATTATGGAAATAACAGGCTATAGTCGTTATGTAATAGAAACAAGACTTAAAAACAATGATTACGAGATGACCGAGTTAATCAAAACATTCTATGACAAAAAACTTGAAATACTTAAAAACCAAATATGGGAGCATCAGAAATAAGCTATTACGTTATGCCAGGATTAAAACAAAGAGAAGTAAGATTTGACCAAGTAATTAAAACAGTATGTGAAGTCATGAAAATTGATAGATATAAGTTAGTTACGCCAAACAGGAGTAAAAACTTGGTTTTTGGTAGAAATATGTGCTACTTTATTTTTAGACGTTATTTTTCGATGACACTAAAAGAAATAGCACAAGCTTTTGACAGAGATCACACTACAGTTATTCATGGACTTGTAACATTCCAAAATGATATAGAATGTATCAAGTTTTATAAAACTCAGTTCTTAGACGTACAACAAACATTAGGATTACACACAAACAACAAAAAACTAAATATTTTAACATCAAACTAAACATTATGCTATCATCATTCGCACATTTAAACGAAACAGACAAAAGAATCTTTGTCGCAAAAATCATCCACAACATGAGCTACAGCCAATCAAGTTTTGAAACTATGGAGGCTATAGTTAAAATGTGGGAACAATACCCTATCAGAAAGGCACAATTTTTTACACAACAAAATCAATTAACAAATGGAACTGCAAACAACTAACAATCAAATTCAAGCACCTAGTTACCAAATGGTCAACAAGGACTCAATGCTATCCTTATCTAACGAGCTTAAACGCTTTGTAAAGGATGCACACTTAGTATCTAACATTAAAGGAAAGGACTATTGTAATGTAGAAGCCTGGCAGATGGCTGGAGCTTCACTAGGATTGTTTCCTATCATTACAAGCGTACAAGACTTATCAAGTGAAAAAGAGATTAAGTACATGGCTACTTGCGAAGTTAGATCATATCAAGACAATAAGTTAGTATCTGTAGGTATCGCAATATGCTCAAACAAAGAGGGTAGCAAAAAATTCTTTGATGAGTATGCTATCTTATCTATGGCACAAACTAGAGCAGTAGGTAAAGCATTCCGTAATCAGTTAGCATGGTTGATGAAAGCTGCTGGATTCGAAGCAACACCTGCTGAAGAGATGGACTTTGTACATGATGAGCCAAAAAAAACCTCTAAGCCAGTACAAACAGTTGTAGCTGAAATCTTAGAAGAAGAGCCTACAAGAGAAGAAATCATGATGGAGGTAGCTAAGTGTACTAAGGTTAAGCAATTAACTGATATATACTTTACATACAAGCAATCATTTGATTCAGATGAAACATTGATGAAGGTATTAAAAATGAAAAAAGAAAACCTAAAATAATATGAATTTAACATTATTACCAAAAGTAGAACTTAGTTCTATAGAACCGAACAAATTTGCTATTGAGTTAATCAAGTCGCAGATAGTTGATCACTTTACACAAACTGGTGAGTCACCATTAGAACTACTCGTTAAGTCAGAGGCTGTTGTACAGCTTTTAGAAGGCATTAGAGCCGATTTAAAGGAGTTAGTACTAGATGAGCTTAGTAAGTATCCTGGAGGCAAGGCTGAGGTCTTAGGAAGCGAAATGGCTAAGTTTGAATCAGGAGTAAAGTATATCTATGACCAAGACTATACTTGGAGCAAAATGAATGAAGAGATAGAGTCATTAAAGTTTGCTTTAAAGGAAAGAGAAAAGATGCTTAGAACATTGCCAACCGCTATGGTTGATCCTGAATCAGGAGAGATGGTCCACCCAGCACCTAGAATAAGTACAACAACCTTTAAGATAAGCTTAAAGAAATAAAAATCCTCCACCACCTCAAGATACCAATATTAATAACCTGATAGTAATTTATACAAAACTTGGGGTGGTTTTTTAAACTACAAACATGAAACAATCGATAATATTTTTATACGAGTTGGTAAAGTTTATAGTAATATCAGTACCATTAGCAATATTGCTATTTGTAACATTAACCATAATTAGTAAATTCAAGAATATATGATGGAGATTGCAGGATTAGAGAACTCAGTACCAGTGAGGATGATTTATGTTGACGACAAAAGTGAAGTATTGTTTAAATCTTTAGCTCATGCAGCAAGGAATACAAGGATCACACAAGACTCAATAAAAAAATCACTTAACCCATTACTAAAGAGGAAATTTAAGCACAATAATAGAGATGTGGTTTTTAGGATAGTAAAGGATAAATAGTATATTTGTCATGAGTATTGCAGACTCATTAAGAACTTATTGCCCTTGAGATGAACCCCTATCTGCAATGTAGGGGGAACTTGATAGGGCACTTTTATTTTATGGAAAGAGATTTTAAGGGAGTTTGGATTCCCAAAGAAGTATGGTTAGACGAAAACCTTACATGGATGGAAAAGCTATTATTGGTAGAGATAGATAGCTTAGATAAAGAGAAAGGTTGCTTTGCGAGTAACAAGTATTTTGCCGAGTTTTTTCAGTTGAGTCCATCAAGGATTAGTGAGTTAGTAAGCCAGTTGGTTAGTAAGGGCTATATAACTACCTTTCTTTTGTATGATGGTAAGCAAGTAAAACAAAGGATTTTGACACCTACAGTACCTATTCGGAAAAGAGAATTAGGTATTCGGAAAGTCGAAGAGGGGTATTCGGAAAAGGCGAAGGATAATAATACAATACTTAATAATACAATTAATAATAAATCTATAAATATATCTTTTGATACTTGGTGGGATTTATATGATAAGAAGGTTGGTAGTAAAAGTAAACTAGAAAGTAAATGGAATAAACTAACTGACGATCAAAGAACACAAGCTATTAAGCATACTAAGGAATATAAAATTGCACAACCTGATAAACAATATAGAAAGAATCCTGATACATACTTAAATAACGAATCATTCTATGATGAGATAATTAAGCCTAAGGATTTTAACCAAGTACCTACAAACAAAATAACTACACAAATAAAACTTAAATAATGATTATAAATGATGATTTTAGAAAATACGATTACCCTAAAGGATTAACAATAACTGATCCTCCATATAATCAGAGCTATAGATATTCTAGTTATAAGGATAATTTAAAATTAGATGAATATATAGAATTGTTAAAATGTATAAAAACTCCTTGTGTAATTATTCATTATCCTGAAGAAACAATAAACATTCTATCAAAATGCTTTGATAATTGCGAACAAGTTGTAACATGGGTTTATAATTCTAATACTGGTAAGCAAAGTAGAACTATAAGTTGGTGGGGTTGTAAACCAGATTTTACCAAAGTATTACAACCTTTTAAAAACCCTAATGACAGAAGAATAAAATCATATATAAACAGAACTGGTAAAAACGGTGCTAAATTATATGATTGGTGGGAAGTTCAGCAAGTAAAAAATACTAGCAAACAAAAAACTGAACATCCATGTCAAATACCAGAAGAAATTATCAAAAGAATCATACTAACAACTGCTAAAAATGATGAACTAATAATTGACCCATTTGCAGGAAGCGGTACGACATTAAAGGTTGCAAAAGAATTAGGTTATAGTTATATAGGTTATGAAATTGATGAAAATTATATAAAGATTATTAAAAACAGATTAGAAACATTATGATAGCTATAAACCTACCAAAAGCTTTAGATATTGAATCTAACATACTTGGAGCTTTGCTTTTAGACAAAAGAACTATCCCATTGGTTATAGGTCATCTAAAAACTGACATATTTTATGATTTAAAGCACCAAAAAATCTTTAACGCTATTAAGGAAATGTATGATAGTAACATATCTATAGACTTAACTACCGTAGCTCAAAAACTTTCACAAGATGAGGACATAATAAGAGAAGGTGGTGCTTACTACTTATCAAAGTTAACTGATAATGTAACTACAACAGCTCATATAAACACTCATATTGAGATTGTTATTGAGATGTACAAAAAGCGTGAAGCATATAAAGTACTTAGAATAGCTGAGAATAGTTGTTTAGACAACGATAGTCAAGCTTTAGATTTACTTTCTGACTTAAATAGTCAACTTATAGGTTTACTTGAATATGGTAATTTATATGAAAAAAGCATAACAGACGTAGTTATGGCTATCAACTTTGCTAGGGACTTAGCAAGTAATGGCGAACTTTTAGGATTTAATACTGGTTTTGATGAATTAAACAAGACTATAGCAGGATGGTGTAAACCTGACCTATGTATTATAGCTGCAAGACCTGGTGCAGGTAAAACAGCAATGATGCTTTCAAGTGTTTATCACTTAGCTATCTTAAATAGCGTTCCTACGGCTATTTTTAGCCTTGAAATGAGCTCCGAACAGCTTGTTGAAAGGTTAGAGTCAATAACGAGTCAAGTGCCCTTAAAACGCCTTAGAACCAATAATTTGAATGACTATGAACGTAAGCTACTTTTAAAGACCGATGACAAGATAATCACAGCACCCATCTACATAGAGGATACTGGAGGAATCAGTATCTCACAACTCAGAGCTAAGGCTACTATTCTTAAGCAGAAGTATGGTATTAAGGTAATATTCCTAGACTATCTTCAGCTTATGAGTGGACAAGGCAAACAAAACCAAAACCGAGAGCAGGAAGTAAGTTTTATAAGCAGAAGCCTTAAAGCCTTAGCCAAAGAGTTGGAAGTACCAATCATTGCTTTATCGCAGTTATCTAGAAAGGTAGAAGAAAGAGCTGATAAGTTACCTATGTTATCTGATCTTAGAGAGTCAGGTAGTATTGAGCAAGATGCTGACATTGTTATTATGCTTATGCGACCATCTTACTACGAAATGAAAGAGCCTGTAGAGATTGGTGGTAAGGAATATCATCCTGACGACCTAGTTATCGTTAAGGTAGAAAAGAACAGACATGGTAAGACTGGTAACATACCTATTAGATTTATTGGAGAAACAACCACATTTGAAGACTATAAACTATAAACTATGAAGCAAAAATCTATCGAGGTTGAGTTAATAGAAGGCGAAGACCTTAATATAGAGAACATGAAAGAACGTATTATAACAAAAGCTTGGTATGATACTGCAAGGTTTAATGAGATTACTGACGTTGCAGTTGGTATCGGTATGGGAACTAGAACACTTTACTTTTACGCTAAGAAACTAAAACTACCAAGACGAAGTGGACTTAAATAGGAACTATAAGAATACTCGTAAGTTCGACATAGAACAAGCTAAGGCTGCTGATGGCACTTACCAGGCATTGTTATTGTTTGCTAGGAACACAAAAATCTTGGTCATCCAACAGCCAAAAGCACTCAAGCAAAAATTCATGTGGCTTGAATATGAGAATAATGGTAAACCTAGTGGTATAGCTGATACAAGAGTAGAGTTCTTTGCTATCAACTTTGACCTTAAAGATAGAATCTACTTTATACGAGCTGAGATGCTTAGAATAAAGGCAAGAAGACACTTTAAATGGGGTAAAACAAAGATAGTTGAGGGCATAAGATATGTAAAAGTTCCAACTGTCGAGATGATCCGTTTCGATTAATTAATGTAATTTCGTTTATATGACATACAAAACAGCAAGTGACTTAACCAAGATGATGCTAGAATATTTAGATAGTTTAGGTTATGAAGTATGGAGGAATAATAACCTAGCAGTTAAGGGAAGGTCTTTCATTGGTAAGAAAGGTTTACCTGACATCATAGGTTATCATAAGAACTATGGTCAGTTCATTGCTTGTGAGATTAAAGCTATAGGTGATAGACTAAGCGTATCACAGACAAGTTTCTTAACTCACTTAGGCATGTGTGGTGGCACATCTATTGTATGTCAACAAGTATCAGACGGAACAATTAATTTAACAATATTTTTAGACAATGGCGAAAGCAAAATCAGCATCTGGAACGAGTATGAAGGTGAGTTTCGGGAAGCGTAAAGAAGGAAGAGCAAAGAAATCTTATAACAAACATAGTCCAAGACCTAAAGTATATCGAGGTCAAGGGCGTTAAAACAACAATTATGGAAAATCTAGAATTAGAAAACAAATCAGAAAAAGTATCTAAGACAACTACAAAAGAAGTTAAGGTTACTGTAGTTCCTAAGGAAAACAAGTTTGTAACTGCTGAAACTATTAAGTTAGTAGAAGACATCTTAAACGATGGTACAGTAGACATCAAATGGAGAGCACAACTTAAAGAACAAGTAAGAAAATATAAAGGGAATGGAGAATAATTATGATAGTATAGTCGAGTCTGTAATTACAAAGTATAAAGATAGAGCTAACTTAGGCTTTACTAAATACGGAACTAATCTTGATAGGACTGACTTAAACACAAAAGAATGGGCTGAGCATTTACAGCAAGAACTTATGGATGCTGTATTATACTTAGAGAAATTCAAAGAAGGAATTAAAAATAGTTTATAAACCAAAACAAATATCATGGCAACGCAAAAAGAGAACTTCTTAGGAAGATGTTTCACACTTAGATCAGCTTACGGATCATTCAGAAAAGTATCATTCGGTCCAGAGGACTTAAAGAAACTAAATGAGTTCGCAGCTTCTAACAAAGGATGGTGTTCTATCCTTATCAAAGACAAAAAGAACGCAGGACCTGAACAAAGTGATTTCTATTGTGAAATGGATACATTTAAAGCAGGTGATTATAAACCAACGGATAAAAAATTACCATTTTAGTTATGAATCCAAAAATTTACAAAGAAATAATCATTAACCTATCACTTTTATTAGTAGGTTTGTATCTACCATTTGCATTTATTATTAATAAGTACAACCCATTAGGTTGGGAATGGTACGAAAGATGTTTATACGTTATAGCAGTTGTAGCAACTATAGGTTATGCTTCATCGGTATATAACAAAAAGTAGTATGTTTTGTTTGTAGTTTAATAAGTTAGACCCTGCTATTCATAGTGGGGTCTTTTCGTAATAAAAAACCCCCAGATTTTACCTGAGGGTTAACCAAAACTACACACAATCACACACCACACATGAGAGCTATTTTAATTATGACTATTTCTAGTGTCATAAAACTTTGTCAATACTGATCCGTAAAGGACTGCTTGATACCTACCAATAAAGCTTTCTACTGTTTCATTCACATAGAAATAATCTTCATTAGCCATATATACAAAACACCTATCACTATTTTCTTCATCAGCCGTTACACTCGCCACCTGATAGATGTTGATATAAGCATCTGATTCCTCAGAATTATCCTGGAACTCGTAGCTTTCATCTTCCTCTTCGGTCAGTTGTATGATGTGCATTAACATTTGTGATACTATTTTTAAGTACAGTAAGTCGTAATTCCCTAACAATCAACTCAAGCCTAGCTTCTAAATGAGTCTTTTCTTTCATTAATTGGTTAATCTTGATGTCTACTTCTCTGTTCATACAAATTTACGATTTAATTGATACTGAAATAAAAAGTGCATACTGCATTGAATATCAATGTAATACACACTTTCTTATATTTACTAAACTATAGTTACTTTTTAGGTAACCTAATAATCTTACTGCCTAGTGGCATTGGAACAAATATAGCAACTCTTCCACCATCTAGAACAACTCCACAGCCTAATGTGGGTCTTTTGGGGAAAGGTCGTGAATACTCCATAGCATAGGCATCTATATCTATGCCACAGCCTACATTCATGCCAAATATCATATCCTTGTCAGATGAACTATAAAGAACACCTCCAAAGCTATGTATATGACCTATTACTGTTGATTGTCGAGCATCTCTTGCTCTATTGATTGCACCTGCCTGTCCTGATGATCCTGTACCATGAGTATATAGAACACTATCTATTTCCCATTCTAAAGCCCATTTCCAGCCTCTAGGAGCATCCCAAGCTTGTTCATAGGATTTAATGAAACGTTCTGGTAAACCGCTTGTTTGAGCCTTTCTTTTATGAAGGGCTGAATGGTTACCAATACATACTTTTACATTAGGGAAAGTCTTGTACCATTTGTACATAGCAGCTTGTGCTAAGTCTGCTTCTCTACCTGCTCCATGTCCGTCAGGTTTAGATTCGTGATAACTGATGGCATGATTGTCAACTTCATCTCCAATGTGTACTACCTCAGAACATTGAAACTTATTCGCTACTTCATAGCAAAAGTTCTTGTATCCTGGATGACAAAATGGCTCATGAGTGTCGCCTATTACTAGGACATTTTTCTTGCTCATTATGTGTGGTTTTGGTTTTGGTTATTTGTAAGGTGCGTAGGCTGTTTTGCCATTTACCTTTAGTGCTCTCAACACTTGTTTTCTATTCTTACCTGCATTATAGCTAACGTGAACCCAATCAGGATTAGTTGCAGTACCGAACTCATAAATTAACTGATCAAATTCTAAAGTATCTTTAATGAAGTCAAAAATCTCTTTGTTGGTTGGTCCACCCATTCCATCCATATCAATATCTGCCGCTTTAGCCTCACAATGTTGTGAATTTAAGCTTCCTCCAATGTAATGGTTCAGAGTCTTGGATCTGTATCCAGAAGAAATATTAATAGGACCAAACTTCATTCTGATTGGTTCTAATACTTTCTCACATAGAACGATAAGGTTCTGTAAATGCTCAGGAGTTGGTTCGTTAGATACTCCATGTCTTTTAGCTGATTCACTGCGTGTAAATTCTGCTAATGCAAAGTGTGCTGTTAATTTCATCTTAAATCATTTGATTTACAAAATATGCTAATCCTAGCAACCATAATAGGAAGCCAACTGTTAATATTATCTTTTCGCTTTTAGGCATCTTTCTTAAATATTTTCTCTATTGAGGTTAAACCTAAACAACCGAACGCTAACAAAGCTACTGATTCTACAAGAATCGTACTTGGAGCTATATGCTCTTCACTAAAACTATTGTGATACATGGTAACACATAAGGTTATTACACATAATAAACCACATAAACGTTTCATGCTAAATCTACCGCTATCTTCTTGGAAAAACTGTTTCATAAATTATAATTGACTAAATTGGAAAATGACTAGGAATATTAAGATTATTTTTTGCCAAGCATGGTATTTATCCATTTTGTCAAGTTCTCTTTCCCTTGTTTGGTAAACTTCGAGGTTTGCTTCGTAGCGAAACTTGTAATTTTCGAGCTTATTAGCTTTATTAATGTAGACATTGAGAATAGAATCATCTTTTATTGTTTTAGATTTTAACGAGTCTATAGTTTCATTGTAACGTAAATACAAAGCATTTATTTCATTACCTTGCTTTACAGTCATAATAACTACAGAATCATCTTTAATTTTCTTTATTATGGGGTATTGGGAGTAGCTTGAAACTGACAGCAGTATCATTGCTAACACTATCCAAAGTTGCTTTAACTTCATTTAGCTCGGTTTTTAGTGTTGTTATCTCTTGCTTAATCTCAGCGAACTTACTAACGGTAGAAGTTACTATAGCTTCTTTAGCCTGATCAGCTTTAACTTGAACAGCTTTGTTCTTAGTCATAGTGCTATTAAACTCAGTCATAAATTGCTCGAACTCCTTATCTTCAGTTACTGCCTTATCTTCTTTTTTAGCTGTAACATTTATAGTAGTTGCTGTAACTGTTAAAAAACCAAATATCAAAAGAATAGATTTCATTGCCTTTTATTTAACTGTTGATTTAATAGCTCCTAAAGCATCTAAGGTTTCAAGCTTAGTTGTAGTAGAACTTAATGCTGTTTTACACTCTATTAAAGCCTGAGTTTTTAGGCTATCCTTATACTCAAGATTAGTAATCCTAGCGTCTTGAGAGTTTATCTGATTGTTGAAATTGCCCCTAATGTCAACATAAAGGACAGTTATACCTATGATAACTAGGAACATAGTTCCTTTTATTGGGTCTTTACTAAACTGAGAAAAGCTAATCGGTAGAGGATTAGCACTTACATTAACATCTTTTTTAGCTGCCATTTACTTATTTTTTACCTAATTTAAAATATACACTACCTGAGTAGCCTATATTAAAGTTTTTACTAATATTTACATTAAGCCCTATTAGAGCCTTATTTTTGGCATTAAGCATGATTCCAGGACTTAGTACTTCTAAGCCATTTGAGCCGCTTAAATCGCCTCTAAAGCCCAAATAAAGACTATTCTTAGCTTTAGCTTCCTTAGTAATGGTGGTAAGTATGGTTTTTTCGGTTATTTTAGCCTCAAATCCCCTTGATTGAATCTTATTTTGGCTTATAGTGTCGTTAATGACAAAGGTATTAGAATCTACATTAATCGTATCAGAATACGCATAAGTACGCATATAATCGCTTACTATGCGTATAGTATCATGTACCAAATATTGTACAGAATCATGTACGGTATCAGTAGCTATTATAACATAAGGAATCGAGTTTCCTTTCAGCCACCTGGAGGTCACTTTTGTTTGATACACAGTATCGGTCTTTACAGACTCTATAACAGCACTTGATTTATGGCATGACTCATATAGCCAAACCATAGCAAAGAACGCAAGGATAATGATTAAATAGTCCTTAATTGTAGTCATTATTCAGCAGTTTCAATAGTTTCTTCAACAATTGGCTCTGGTTGTGGAGGTACAGGAGGTACATAATCACCTGTGATTGTTAGATTAAGTTTAGATGATATATAATCCCAAGCATATTGATTAGTTTGATAGTCAATATAATCTTGACCTGAAATACCTACAATACCATTGTTTACATTAATAAAATCAGCATCTAAAAGCATATAAGCAAAAGATGCGTAATCTATAAGATTATCAGATTGTACTTCTGCTTTTAAATATATGGCTTGAACATTTTGTCCATTTTGCCAAATTAATACAGGTTGTATTGTCTTCATATTATTTATTTTCTAATTGTTTAATTCTTGCTTCTAATTCTTGAATGGCTTTTACTAAAGAAACAAATATTGCATCCTTGTCTAAGCCTAATCTTTTGATTGAAACTTCCCTTTTTTCATCTTCGTATGAATCAAATTCAGTTACTAATTGTGGTAATACCTTTTGCACCTCTTGAGCTATAAATCCATATTGAGTAGATTGATTTGCTACATTATTTTTCCAATCATAAGAAACTGGTCTAAGTTGTAGTATTTCATTTAATCCAAATGTTAAATCAGTAATATTCTCTTTTAAGTTCGCATCTGATGGATTTGTATTTGTTAATACACCACCATTTGAATATACTGTTCCTGTACCTAAATATGAAATATAAAGATTATTACAACTTAAGTCCATATTTCCTTGAGAACCATTAAAAATAGCTTGTATATCTCTACCATTTCCTTGTGATAAAACTAATTCTCCTGAACCATTTTTAACATTAAAATATCCTCTTGGTGATTGAGTATTAATTCCAACATATCCCCCCGAGCTGATTCTCATTTTTTCGGTATCATTAGTACTAAATATTAATGGATGACTTGTAATTGTAACCAATCTAAACTCGTTAGCATCAGTATGATATTGAAGATAACCACTAAAGTTATCAGTTGTATCTATAAATTTAATTGTTGGATAACTTGACCTTTTTAAAACTAAAGTTTCGGTTGGATTGTTATCACCAATTCCGACGTTACCACCGCTTGTGATTCTCATTCGTTCGGTATCGTTAGTAACAAATAGTAAAGGATTATTTGATTGTGAACCAATAAGTACAACTTGCTCAGTACTTTGTGTAGCAATAATACCTTTTACTGAATTTGCGCCATTTGTAACATATAATGTTGCATAATTTGAAGAGCCACTACTTAAATGTAATGTTCTTTCAACAGAACTTCCATTAGGACTACTCGTTCCGATTCCAATGTTTCTACTTGATGTAATAGTTAATGCTCTATTACTACTACTAAATAAATCCCCTGCTCCTATATAGAAATTACCTGTGCCATCGTTTGTCATACCCATTGAATAATCACAAACACCTGCCCAAGCAGTACCATTTGTAACTACAACTCCTGTGCTAAACATTAAAGTAGCTTGATTACCTGTAGTATTTCTATTTATGAATGCTCTTGCAGTACCACCACCATATTGTGAATCTACCCAAAATTCAGTATTAACTCCTTTAGCCAATAATTGACTTGGATTACCAGAACTTTGCATATAGATATTTCCTGATATAATTCCACCACTTGTAGAAAAATAAGATGTAGAATCTACTGAACCATCTGCCTTTAAGAATTGATTAGAACTACCTCCACTTTTTACAAATGAAGAACCAAAAATACTTCCTGAATTAGTAATATAAGCAACCAATGCACCAGAATTACTAAAATCAGCAATTCTAAATGTTCCTGCATTACCAACAATTAAAGATGCTTGAGTATTTGAATTTTGACTCGCATTTAATGTAGTACCTAATATATTACCTGCTGAAAATGCACGAGTTCCTAAATTAACATCTGATAAAGCACCAGTGTATGGAACATAAGTTGAAGATGCTGCACTTGTTGTTAAGTATGTATTATTATCATAGCTAATTGTAGTGCCAGAAGCCTTTACAAATCCTGTTCCGTTTAATTGTGTTTGTGGAGTTAAGTTACCAGCGTTCCAAATCTTAAAACCATTTACCATTGCAAAATCATTAGAAGGAACTGATAAATTTATTTTATCTTGTGAAATACCTCCTGTGTCATTTGTACAATAAAGTTCTAATATTTGAGCTTCTGTACCTGTTGATGTGTCTGGATATAATCTCAATCCACTTGTATCTCCACCACCACCATAAGGGTCATTAGGGAATCTTAATCCTTTAGTATAATCAGTTGAGTTTGTACCTTCTTTTAGTACAATCTGACCAGTCATTGTACCACCAGCTAAAGGTAAATAAGCACTTAAAGCAGAACCATAATTAGGTATATTAAATACCCCTGTTGTATTGTTATAAGTTGCATCACCGCTTGAACCTGTTGTAGTTAAACTAATCGCTGCTCTTGCTAATGCATCTGTATATTGAGTAATCGTTGAAGCTATAGTAAACGAAGGATAAGTACCAGTAATTGATATCCCTGCACCTGCCGTTAAAGAAACAGTTTGATCTGGAGCAGAGTTAGTAATTACTCCTGTTGTATTATTGTAGCTTATTCCTGTACCTGCACTTAAAGAAGTTAAGGTTATAAAAGATGCACCATTAGTAAGTTGGTTAGTGTTTGTAGGTATTGTAATTACCCCTGTTGTGCTATTGTAAGCACCACTACCAGCAGCAAAAGATAAAGCTGCTCTTGCTCTTGCATCCGTAAAGTAAAGGTTTGTTGCTTCTATAACTGCCGTTGTATCTAAAGTTTGGAATGTCTTATCTCCTCTATAATATTGTAATGTAGTACCAGCAGTAATAGCAGGTTCTTTCGCATTAAATACTGACCAATCCGATGAACTTAACTTACCTGTATTTGCAGCCGAAGCCACAGGTAGGTTAAAAGTATGCGTATCACCACTTGAAACAATGTTAAAGTTTGTTCCGCTTGTACCTGTGGTTATAAATTGTGATTGATCTGTTAAGTTATTTAAAGAAACCATACCCTTAGATAAGGTCGTTACAACTTGACACAAATGACCATTCTCAGTATGTAAAGTAACTGTTCTACCATCTACATTTACATAGATTCTAATTGCTAATCTATCCGTTAAAGCTAAGGCAGCAGTAGCGACAGGAATAGCAAAATAGTAAGGTGCTATTATAGTTCCTTGATTGATATATTCTGGAACTCCAACACTACTACCTAATAAGGTAAAAGTTGTGCCATCGTACTTATAAAGTTCTGCATAGAAGAAAGGGTCACCTGTATTGTTATTTACACTAAAATAGAACTCACAATTAAAGTTACCGCCAGGAATTGATAATACATCAGGGTCATTAGCATCCGTTAAATAACTTGCCACATATCCTGTTGTTGAAATAGCAATATCAGTTCCAGCACCTATGATTGGTTCTTTACTTAACTCTCTATAAGCTACCCCACCTATTGTACCCTGACTTACACTTGAGTTAAGATAGTAAGAAACCGAACTACCACCACCACTTGATGTTGGAAAGTCAGCTAATGTACCATCCCCTCGTACATATTGAGAAGCAGCACCATCTAAAGCGGTTATAACACCACTATTAGCCACTACTGGACCTTGTATATCCCTAATCTTCGCTTCGCCTGTTACTTGTAATTGTGAACTCATTTATATATAAATTTTAACTATTATTTTGCAATTATTCTAACAAACTCATCAGCCTCTAAAGCTCTGCCAAAGGTAACAACTCCTGTCGTAGCATTAAATGTAACATTGTCGCCTGTAGGTACACCTGTTGTTTGTATCGTTCTAACTTCCATACCACCTCTTGTAACTGATAAGCAAGTTCCACCAATTGCTGCGGTAAACGTAACTGTAGTTTCACCACCAGTAGCTGTATATTGATACATAATCACATTTGATGTTTCTATTACCACTCCAGCAGGAGTAACTTGAGTACCTGTTAATGTATAAGCACCAGAGCCTTGTAGTGACACGCTATATGTTGATGCTGCCTCTACCCCTGCACTTATGCTAAGTGAGCTTAAATTGGCTGTACCTGTGAATATAGAGTATCCTAGAGTACCACTACCATCCCCATTATCATTATCTACTTGAAACTTGATTAATATAGGTTGTCTAGTTAACTGAAGGTTAGCTAAGAATAAGTAAGAATAGTCGCTTAAAGCAACAAAACCATCAGCATTGATAGTCCATGAAGCTACATCATTCTTATACTCCTTAAACCATGCAGAAGATGCCGAAGTAACTTCTACCTGATCTACTGAAACCTCAAAAGAACAGTTTGTAGCTGCTCCAAATGGGATACCTACAGAGATATTAGTGGTTGTTATGCCAGGATTAGTTGATTGAGTGTATAAAGTGATTTCATTAGTAGTTGTACCTAAGTAAAGTACCTCTATGATTATTCTATCAGTATTTAACAAAGCTGTTGTAGGAACAGCCATAAAAGTAGTATATAATGTCTTACTAAGAGATGTTAATGTAGTTTCTTCTGAAGTAGTTATTAAGGTAGCTGTTGAACCAGCATATTTATATAACTTGTATTGCACTTTAGCACCTGCAAAGGCAGTAGCTATAGAATAATATGCTGATATAGTCCATGTACCAGCCGTAATCTCAGTAATGTTAGGATCACTAGCATCTGTTATAAAAGAAGCTATTACCCCTGCTCCAGTCTTACCAAAATCAGTTGAACTAGCAACTATTTGAGTTGTGCTTAACTCTCTACAAGCAAAGCCATTTACTGTTACTCCTTGATTTATAGAACCATTGAAATAGTATTGCTTATTTGTGTCGTACTTATATAATACTATGTTCGTTCCATTTATTACTGATGCCATTATTTATAAGTTATATATTTTATAGATTTATATTAAAGTTTAGATTCCAGAAAGGACCAAGTTGACCTACATCTGTGATATAATTAGGAACTAAGAACAACAAAGAATCATCATAATATATTTCAATTAATTGTAATGAGTTTGTTTCATCTGCATAAGGAGATAAAGTAAGCCTATTAGCAGTAAACTTTTTACCATTATAGCTTAGACTACCTGTACTAGAATCAGTAACAGTAAATACCTTATCTAAATATACATACCCATTTGTACCTTTTATAGCTCCTAAGTCAGCCTCAAGAGTTGATATGTTTCTTTGGTATATTTTTATATATTGAGTTGCTAAAAAACCTATTGGTAAGATATTACCTACAACTAAACCAATGTCAAAGAAATTCCAATTCTTTAAGAATACACCTGAGCTGTCAAATAATGAACCATAAGTTAAAATCTGTTGTGATGTATTAACTGGATATATTTGACCATAAGGTTGTTCAAAAACTTCAACCGTACTTCTATCTGGTGATGTGCTATTTTGTACAACAGCATATTTAACTTCTGTTTCTCCTTGTACTAATTTAAAGTTTCTTAGAACTGTAGACCCTGCATCACATCTTATTTTTACATTTATATAGCCCATTAAAAACTCCTTTAAAGCAAAATTTGTATAAAATGGTTTTATATTTAAAGTAAAAGTATCGTAATCCTTACCTTGAGTAGCAGCAGGAAATGTAATATAAGTACTTGATGATGTCTGCCAATTACCACTATTATCTAAGTATTTATTTCCAGCACCAGTATCTAATAAAGCAATTTGTAATTTTATTGCAGCATTATTTCTATGCTGACAACTAAAAGTGATTGGCACACCTCCCATATAAGGAGTGTACAAATATTGTGTAAGTATTTGTAATATTTCTAAATCAGCAATGCCTGTTCCAGCACTTAAACTATAATCATTAAATTGTTGATCTGTTGCCTCTATTACTGTTGCTGCTGCTGTACCAGTCAAAGTAGTTCTCCATCCAGTTGCTGATATATTAGGTGCAGTACCAGATATTATCTTTAAGTCAGCATTATGTAAAAGATTAATAGGACTTCTATATTCATTTCTTACTTGTATATCAAAGAAGCCTTTTCTCAATATTTTAGTTTGAGAGTTATTAATAAAGTGAACATTATTGCTTGTATAAGGTGCAATATTAATAGTATTATTAAGTACACCTGATGATGCTATAGTTATTGTAGATGCTCCAATTGCATATCTGGTAAAGTATCTTGTAGATGCAGCAGTTTCCATAGTTGCTGATATATACCAATCTCCATTAGCTTGGTACATTCTACAGTTAAACGTTTTAAGTATATTTTCTAGTATAACATAATAACTAACTCCTACAAAATCTCTTGGATATTGATATATCTGACTAAAAGGTTCATTTGCTACATTATCAGTCCTATCAACCATGCCATCAGCATAAAACGAACAAGCTATGTTAAGATATAAGTCTGAAGGATAGGCTAAATATCTTAAACCTTCAGCAATTACTTCAAGATGTTGTTTCAAATAGTTAATACTATTACTTACTACAAATTCTTGATCTTGTAAAAAGGATATACCATCTATAGCAATTAGAGATGATTGTGATATACCTGTAGAGAATCCTACTTCTGAATAGTCATTAAATAAATAACCTCTCCATATTACTGTAGAACCTTCTTTTAATAATACATAGTATAATCTAGCGTTAGATGATAATACGTTTGGATATTGATTATAGTCATCTTCAGTTTCAAGGATAAACGAGAATTGTAACTGAGTTGATATAATAGCAGGATATGGATATTCGTTTGATGAATTAGGCTGTAAACTTATAGATGTCGGTATGTATGTTTTTACACTACCTGTATAATCCTCTTGATATATTTCAATAACTTGAGTATTACCATTTTTAAGTATCTGACTTAATGTATATCTTAATCCGTATGCCATTATGCTAAGCTAATATTTTGTCCTTTAAGATTAGATGCCTTTTGTGCTCTATTTGTAGCCAATAATAAATCTTGTCCTCTAAGTACAAATGTACCACCTCCTCCTCCACCAATCATTGATTTTAATTTATCTAAAGGTGCGATAACCTCAGGGTTATTAGCAGCACCTGGATATTCTCCTACAAGACCCATAGTTGGTCCTGATACGATACCACCATTAGCAAATGCAGTAGCTTTTTGACTACTTAATTTATTCTTTAAAGCAGATCCTGCTGCAACTGCTGCAATACCAGCAGCAATAGCTAGGGGCCATGTAGCAGGATTCTTAAATAACTCAGCAACTGCACCATTAGTAACAGCATAAGCAATCAGTGCTTTACCTATTGATGATAAAGCATCTGCTAATATTGTACCTAATTTTGTAAAATCAAATTCTTTACCTGACATTAATTCTCCTAATTGTTGTCCAAATGCTGTCAGCATATCAATATTTAATTGATTGAATGTGCTTTGTAGTGTTTGAGCTAACTGCTCTAATGGATCAACTAATCCACCCATTCCAGCTTCTAAATTATTTATTGCATTATCATATTCTACAGCTGATTTTCCAGCTGCGTCTAAAGCCGCTTTTTTCTCTTTTAGTTTATCTATAGCTAATTGATAAGCTTCCTTTTGTGCGTTATAATTTCCCCTTGTTGCTTTTAAAGTTTGTTGTAATGCTAATTGAACATTTTTAATATTTTCTTTATATAAAGCTGTATCTTGCTTATTCTTAATATCATTTAAATCTTTATAAATTTGAGCAGATTTATTTGCATATTCTGTATCAGAAATAATTTTTAAATCAAGTAATTGGTCATATGCAAGTTGTTCTAAACCTAAATTTATAATTTGTTGATCCAAATTATCAGATGAATATAATTTTAAATTATCATAAAATGATTTAGTATCATTTAAAATCTTAGCATTACTTTCTTTTTCACTATTTTCAAGAGATTTGGTATTTTTATCAGCCTGTTCCATTAATTTTCTACCAAATTCCTGTTTATTTATAATCCTTTGACCTTCATAATTGGATTCAATATTAGCTAATTCCTTTCCTAAAGTACCTTCTATTCTTGCTCTTTCTTTAGCAATTCTTTCTTCTTCATTAATAATCAAACTACCATAATAAAAAAACATATCTAAATCATCCTTATATATTTTTTGTTGTGTTTTTAAATTATCTAATGCAGATGTATCTACTTTTTCTTTAGCTCCTTTTTTGCCACCAGTTTTACTATCTTCAAATAATTTAGCAAATACTATATTATTATCTATTATATCTTGATAAAGCTTAGTTTCATCGTTTAAGTCTTCTTGCTCTTTTTTAATACCACTTAATAATTCTGTGGTCTTTTGCATTTCTGGCAAAGCATTTACAATAGGTCCAAATGCTCCGTTTACAGGTAAATCATTTACAAACTTATAAAATTGCTCAGTAATACTAAGATTATTATACATCGCATAATTTACAGCTGTTAAAGCTTTTATATCTGCTTTATTTTGTTGAGCTGTAACTTTATTTTGCTTAATTGTAAGTTCATTTTGCTTCCCTCCAAGTTCAATTAAAACTTTTTCAGCAGCTTTTACTTTTGCATATGCCCAAACAGCTTCTCTTAACTTATCATAAGATTCAGCAGCTTTTCCAAGAGCAATATCCTCAGCAGAATAACTTTCTAATAATCCTGGATATTCTTTTATAAGAGATTGAGCAGCACTTAGTCTATCATCCATTGATACAGTTACATCCTGTGAAACTCTATAAAGAGAATCTAATTGTACTGTTTCTGTTGCATATGTATCGGCTGCTTCTTTTGAATAATCTGTAGTAAGTTTTACAGAGTTACCAAATTTAATAAGACCCATATCCATTGCAGTTATAACTGCTACAACTGCGGAAAATGCAAAATATGCAGCACCAGCACCAGTTGCTAAACTACCAAATAAAGCAGGTAAGTTATTTTGAATACCTCTAAATCCATAAGGCAAATCTTGTACAACTAAAGCTAATGCAGACCATTGTTTATTTGATTGTTTTAAACTATTTCCACTATTACCTATTGCAGATGTAGCTCCATTTGTAGCTGATTGAGTTGTTGCTAAAATACCATTTAATGAATTATAATTTTGCGACAAAGTAGCAATAGCTGCAATTTGTGGATTAACCCCATTTGCAACAAGAGATAACATATTAGCTTGTAAAGCTTTTTGAGCACTAGCAGCTTGTTTTGAAGCAGGACCAAAAACCAAAATAGCAGCTTCTAGCTTATTAGCATTTTTTTGTATACTAGCAGCAATTTTTTCAAATTCTTTATCGGTGCCTTTAAAATCACCAATCATCTGATATAACGCATCATTAACCCCTTTGAAATCGAGGTTTAATTTTAAGTCTACTTGATTATCTGCCATTATCCTATTTCTTTATATTATCGTATTTTTTTAAGACCTCTTTAAGCTCTTCAGGTGTCATCACTCTTTGCTTCACAAAGTTACGATTATCGCAGTCAAGTGGTAAAAGCTCATTTGGTTTAATCTTTTTACCTTTTGGTAATTGCATATTAATTAAAAGAGTAGTCTGCCATCTTGCTCTTATCCATTCTTGTTCTTCTTTATGACGGTAACCATACCAAATAAAATCTAACTCAGCCATCGTCATATCCCAAAACAAATGGGGAAGCACTTGGCACTCCCCCATTGTATATCTTTCAATATCAATCCACTCTAATTTTTTTTTACAGCGTCTTTTGCAGCTTTCTTATTAGTAGGTTGTTCAACACCACTATTCATACTTTCAGCAAGAGCAGCCATAACATCTTGAAACTTCTTACTTCCTAATCCACCCATATCGTCAATCCAATCACATACTTCTATGTCTGTAAAGCTTGGAGTTATCCCTTGACTATACAATGGGTACTCTGCTGCTGATTTAAGCAAATTAGTAATAGCATCTAAAGACTGATTACCTGATAATGCTTCTGATATATCCGATGGTCCTATACCCTGTAGTTGACAGAATCTTTTTAAAGACCATGTACAAAACCTCATAGGTATCTTAGTCCCATCGCTTAGGGATAGTTCAAAATGTCCTCTCATATTTTGGTGTTTTTGGTGTTATTATGCGTTAGTAGCCTGAGTTAATTGACCTTGTCCTGTAAAAGAAGCAGAGTAAGTAACTGGAGATTCCATATCAGCAGTAATATCTAAGCTTTCTACAAATGCAGAACCAGACCAAATTAAGTCGCCTACTATTGGAGTTGAACCAGTAACTGTAGTAAACTTAACTGTAACTACACCTCTTCCGTTTAAAGCAGAGAAAATATCTCCTACTACATAGTTTGTACCTGTTGGTTCAACTGTAGTAAGACCATCTGTAGTCAAAGACCAAGAACGCAAACCTGCGATTTGATCAGCCCATCCACCACTTGATTTAGTTGTTGCATCTGGTAAGTCAGCACTTACTGATAAAGAGCAAGATGTAGAGTGAGCTACAACTTCAGTTCCTACTAGAACTACTAGGTTTGTACCGTTAAAAATTCCTGTTGTTGGCATTTTATTTTATTTTAATTTTTTATAATATTTGTGTTACAAAGTGATCCATTGTAATTACTCTTCTAAAAACATAAGCCTCATCTACATAGTCAAATGTAGCAATATTGCTTGTCATCTTACGAGTAACTATTTTAAAGTCAGGAGAAGCACTTGGGTAATCTGGCACATTAACGCCTATGATCACTAACAACTCGTTAGCCCACTGGTCTACCGATTTCTGCCCTACTTCACCTGACTTAAAGGTTCTATACACAACATCAAATTGAATAGTAACATCAAAGTTATAACTCTGTTTGTCGCTATTTTCTGCTGTTGTTTGACTGCTTATGAGTAAAAACGGAGGTTCTACATCGTCAGGTGCAATAGTATCGTAAACACCCAAAGAAAAACTTTGTGATGCTAACTTATCTACATAAGCCTTTCGTATAGCTAATCCGCAATCTTTCATTAAGCTTCCGTTTCCTCTTTTACTTCCTCAGGATTTTGCTCTTGAGCAAGCTTTGATAAGAACTGAGTTAAAGGTAAACCATACTTAGTTGGCAATTCTTGGATAAATGCGTCTAATTGTTTTACCTGCTCTTCGTTTAGTGTAATTGTCATGGTATTGATTTTGTACAAATTTAATGAAATATATTTATATAGGATTATCTTACTTTAAAGCTTTTTAAAGTATTTAATAATGTTGCAAATTTCTCATCAAATGTGTTGAAAAAGAATGGTCTATATTTCATATTATAATTTCTTAATCCTGAGCCTTTAAATTCTGAAGCTAAATTCTTTAGAGGTTTTCTTGTGCTAAACTTATAATTAGGTATACGGAAACCTCCACCAGTTCCAAATTCTACATAAGGGGCATATTTAACTGTTTCATTACCCATTGAGAATGAAGCATATCCATTTTTATAAGGGGTTGATGATATACTTCTTGATAAATTACCTGTTCTTTCGTATGGTTTTTTCGCCTTAGATTTAACTCTAGGCAAATTACCTGCTTTTGCTGTAGCTTCAACTTGCATTGCCATTACAGCTTTATTAACCTCTTGTACTGCATAAGCCTTATATAATTCTGCTGAATTCTTAAACTTATCTTGTATCTGGTTTAAAGCCTTAGTATCTATTGTAAATGATGCCATTACTTTAGTGTTGAGCAACCTATTAAAAAATATTTATTACGATCATTTTCGTTTATGATAGAATTTATCATATATAATTTGTTTTGGAAGGTAATTGTCAGTTTCTTATCAAATACCTTAGATGTTGTATATCTGATTCTAAATGTAATATCAGCAGCAAAGCCATCTGTACCAGCTATATTAGTTCTAGTATTACTATCTGTAACAATCTCAGCCCAACAAGTATAATAAGCAGCTAGGGTATTTACAAAGCCACCAGCACCGTCAGAAGCTCCAGTCTTACTATTAAAAGTAATCCTATTCATTAATCTTCCTATCATTATAAAATAACGTTTATGCGTTTAAATGGCTTCATTAGCTCGTATGCGGTCAGCAAATTAGCTGAAGGCTTGGTTGCCTCAACTGAAGACTCTCTGTACTCGTATAGGTCTGAAACCATCTTTAAAAGGGCAGTCTTCATTGTTGTAGGAGTCGTAGCATAACCACAAGTGTAAGTGAACCTAAACTCGTTATCGTAAATGCTAGTCATGTAGACTTTTTTAGTTGTTTCACCTAATACTTGGTAATCCCCAACAGACATTGCTACCCAAGCTGTGCTATCCCAATATTCTACTGCTGATATTGTGTTTGTAGGAACATAAGGCAACTCTATAAAGCTATCTACATAAGCTACAACTCTCAAAGTTCTAGGAGTCATAGCGACACCTGCATATTGCTCAAGTCTTGTTTGAGCTGTATTGATTAAAGATGTAATCAAAGTATCATCTTCACTATAATCTACTCTAAGGTAATTCTTAGCTTCCGCTAAAGTAACCACTGTGGCTGAAGGTGCTACTGTGGTTGTAATATCTCTTACTATTTGCATTATGCCATTGTTTTTACAAAAATAACTAAAATATAGCGGACATAAAAAAGGGGCAGCTTTTTAGGCTACCCCTTGTATTTTAGATTAATCTAGGATTAAGCTACGTTACCGAAATCTCCGTATACAAACGCACTGTTGTAGTAGATAGGGAATGCAATACGAGCTTCAACTCTCACAGTAATCAAGTTCTTTTGGAAGTTATCGCTATCCATTTCAGAGAACTGAACAGAGATACCTTGATTTTGCATGATTTGAGCACCCATTGACCAGTCACCTACTAAGAACTTATCAGCAGCGATTGCTGTAGATTGGAACACAGGGATACCAGCGATAGTAACAGTACCATCAGTAGTAACAACTGTAGAACCTGGAAGGCTATAAGCAGCGTTAGTATTCTTAGTATTCATGATAGCAGCCCAATCAGTTGGGTTGATTAAGATACCATTAGCAGAATAGTTACTAGCAGAAACCTGTGCAATAGCTTGTACTAATTGCTCAACATCAACTGTAGCAGCACCACTGAAAGCAGCAGCATTGATTGTTAAACCAGTCAAGTTAGGAGCAGTACCATTACCGTTCAATAACTGAGCATCTTCAGCTAATAAATACTTCTCTAACAAACGAGCTTGTAAGAAAGAGGTCATAGCAGGTACATCATCTAACATTTGACGAGAGATTCTTACGAAACCAGCGATGTATTGAGCAGGAGCATCAGTCATTGTGATATCGAAATCTACTTGAGCTTTTGCACTACCTTGTGTTTGAGGAGCTACATCACCTTCACCACCTGATTCCTTAGGGAAAGTAAATAAACCTGTAGAAATAGTTCCTACTGGTAATAAACTTCTCAAATGCACCTTACGAGAAGGAAGAGCATATACTTGAGGAGCATATTGTCTTGGGATGTCACCTGTTAAGTTAACTGCTTCTGTCATGTTGCCTACTGCCTTAGTGTCTAAGATAAAGCCAGAACGCTTCTGTTCACCACGACCTAATTTTGCGATACTGTCAGCATTCTTTTCGATTGCTTCAGCAAGGGATGCGTTGAACCCTTTTGCTTGATTTTCATTCATTGTCTTACGATTGTTTTTTGCCTCTAATTTGTCAGCAGCATCTTTTACTACAGCAACTTGAGATTTTAATTCTTCTAATTCTGATTTTAAACTGTCTACCGCTACTGCGTTATCAGCTTTTAA